GATGACACACCGATTTGGTAGCGCTGGACAGTGTCAAACCCATTAGTAGCAAAGATATAATTCTGGTACTGGGCAAAGCTCCAACGGTTCCCGGCCGGAACTGCATAGGCACCGCCAACGGCCCTTGTTACGTTAGTCCAGAGGTTTGCCACGCTGTCATAGATAAACAACCCTGTAGCTGTGCCAACTACATTGACAACGGCTCCGTCAAGGCTCAGGAAAGTTTCCGCTTCGTTAGGGTCTAAGGCGAGCGCTGGCGTGGTGGGAGAAACCTTGCGAGTAGGCTTATAAGCTACCTCAAAAGGCGTCACATTCTCAATGTCATTGCACTTATCAGGCAATGAGATTGGCAGATCAGGGAGCCATGGCGCGAAAGGGATCACTCTTAGCCATACCTTATGTCATAACCCATGCCCGGCCCTGACAATACTAGCAAATCATATGGTATTGACATGAGGGTTTCAGGCAGGCGCTTGGTTGTCTCGCGTTCGAGGTATTCTCTCTGTTCACGCTCAAGGATGGCGTTGCCTTCAGCCATTTCCCTGTCATGGAACACATTGAGGCAGAGGCGGCGCTTGGCGCTCGCCCTTATCATTTCAGAGGCTTCTTGGAGCCACATATTGGTGTCGCTCTCGGAGGCCAGCGGCGCGAATTTGACAGCCGCGACAACTGTCAAAGTGCCCGGATATGAGGATGGCGGCGTCAGCCTGAGAGTAAAGTTATTATAAGTATAGAAGCGCGGCAATGTCGGCGACACGACCGGCCGAATAGGATAGTCATTCTGGATATTATAGGGCGTCAAATCAATGAGCCCGCGACCTGTTGATTGCAAATCGGCAATCACAAGCTTGATCGAAAACGTGTCTTTGATATAGGGGTTGTCAGCTACCGTGTAGATTTCTTTTTCTGGGACAATGGGAAAATTGTATATGGGGATGTTGAAATAGAATTCCTGACGGGCATAAAACTCAATGGAGGCCAAGATAGCCCCCTGAATTTGCTGCGATGTCAACCGCTCATCCACTAAATCTTCTTGAATGAGCGCTGTCAATTCGCCTAAGTTCATGTCAACCTGCCCCGTAATTTTACTAGGTAGGTAAAAGGGGCTCCAAGAGCGCGACCCGATGGAGCCCCCGACCCTACGCTTTACAGATTAGTTGGAGGCCAACCTGCAAGCAAGCTGCTCATAGAGTGTCGTGTACCCATACTGCACGTCAATACGGCATGGGAAGGCGTCCGAATTGATGTCATAAGCACGGATAATACGCATTGAGATACCGTCAAAAACCTCGCGGGCCTTGAAGTCAACCCCGTTTGGCATGATCAGGTCAACGGTCGCAAAGGTAAAAGCGTCCCGGTGATAGAACATGCTGACACCGGCCGAGCCTGACGCAGCCTGCACGAAGGTGATCAACGCACCGGCACCCGGTGAAGCGTTGACATTTTTGGCACCACCAGAGGTCACAATGGCCGGGGTGATGTTGACATTGCCAGCGCCGCCAGCATAGTCGCTGGTAGCGGTGAACTGTTGCAGGCTTGTCGTGATCTGCTTGGTTTCGGGGTGAACAGCAAACACGCCCGCGATAGTGAACACGTCACCCGCGAGGATCGTGCCTGTACCGGCCGCAACACCCAGCACAGCGCCTGTCTGACCGGCTGCGCCGACCGTATAAGCCGTGTTGTGCGTGCCCTGAGTATGCCGGGGCCAGAGGGTATTTTCGTAAAAGTCGAAGCCTGCCGCCCGACCGATCCGGCCTTCCTTGTACTGACTAGAGATTTCGCTCTTGTCATTAAAGAGGGCCTTGCCGTCAGTGATGATGTCAACCGTGTCCTGAGTGTTGAGGTTGGCATATCTCTGGGACAGTGGCGCGAGGTTGTCAGTCAGGATTTTGCGGCACTGTAGGACTTTGGCGAGCGTCGAAGCGGCACCGTTGTTCTGCACGATGTTATAGACGCCCTTATACATCGTCATGGCGTCGGCTTCGAGATTCGCCGCCAGAACTGACATTGCAGGATCAAGAATGCGAGTAGAGAAGTCATCAAGCGAGAGTGTCAATTCAGCGCTTGTGAATGTCGTGTCAACACCCATGCGCTTCGCCACTACAAGGTTGATTGACTGCTCAATCGTGTCCTGTACTGCCAAGGGTACTGTCGTGCGGACAGTGTAGCGGTTGGGCTTCCGAATGCGGAGGGTGTCACCAATCTTGGCGCCATCCTTCGCATATTGATCGTCATACTGCTTGTTGATAGTGCCGATGAAATTCAGCTTCTGGTGCAAAATCATCAGCGCCTTGCGGGTAATCTGCAAGGGTGTCAGGATGGTATTGGGCATTTTCAAGCTCCAGTGAGCGGAGCCTTATCAAGAGGCTCAGGCTCAGTTATATCCCCGAATACCGAGCTTGTTCATCCTTTGACGCTCTGACTGCATCCACTTGTCAATAGGTTCATTGTCAGGATTGACCGGAGCTTTGGAGCCTCCTACCCGTCTTGGTAACTTGTGCTCGACGGGCGCCTGACCATTCCCCTGACCGTTGGAAGCAGGCTGCGCTTGGGGCTTAACAGTGACCCGGCGTGCTGCTCGTTCGGCCCTCCACTGTTTGACAGCCAAGGAAACAATCTTGATGGCAAGCGGACTGCGAATGCGCTTTTGCTCTTCGCGTGGTACGCCCATTTCATCCATCGCGGATGTCAGGCTGTGCATGTACTGTGGAGTGTAACCCGGCCAACCAAAGTCAGGATCGGGCGCTTTGAGCGCTGTGACGGCCTTGGCTACGGTTTCCTGCTCGTATGCAGACCTAGCCCGGTCGATTTCCTGTTGCTTTTCATAGCCCTTCTGATCCAACTGCTGGACTAGGGCGGCCCTTTGGTCCTTTAGCTGGAGGAACTGGATATGGTGACGCTGCGTTTCTGCGGGTGCTTGGCGTGACCATGTGTCCCAGTCAATGGTGTTATACTCTTCTAGCTGTTTGTCAATCAATTTTATTTGCAGGACATCGTCGGACAATGCCCGCTCGATTTCGTGCATCTTGGCGAGTTGATCCATGGTTTCGGCATGGCGGCGCCGGTCCTCTGCCAAGGCCTGCGTCTTTTGGGTATAGTCAGCCTCCCGCATAAGGTGCTTTTCCAGCGCCTTCGGGACCTGATAGATTTTCCCTTCAAGCTCTACCTCAATAGCGGCGTCATCGCCCTCTTCGCCTTCGGCAAGCTGCTCTTCTCCCTCCGGCTGCTCCCCCTCAGGTTGATCAGGTGCGGCGCTGTCACCTGAGGGGGGTTCTCCGACATTGTCAGCGGGCGGCCGGTCGTCCAGTGGAGGAATACTCGGCGTATCGGCCGGTGGCACTAGTCCCGTGTCAAAGTCAGAGGCATTGTCAGCCATAGGTAGTCTCCATCCGTTAACCTGAAAAGAACTCTATTACTTAGAAGCCTTCGGCGCCTAGAGCCGCGAGGCGTTCATTGGCAAGCGTCAAACGGGCCTCAAGGTCTTTGGCGGCCTGTTTAAGTGTCTCGTTTTCGGCCTTGAGAAGCTTGATTTCATACTCAAGGCCAGAGATAGTGCTCCTTTGGGCTTGGGCATGGGCGTCTGCGGTAATCGCGGCTTGTGTCAACTCCGTGATTTTGGAGTTGCTAGCCTCGACTTCGGCCTTGAGCCTGTCATTTTCGGCCTTGAGGGCTGTGATTTCAGCCTTCATGGCGGCGTTTTCTTCGGTCAGCTTTTTTAGCTCATAGGCGGGCTGACCGGGCGCGAGTTCTGGCGGCACAGGCAATGTCGGCTTGACAGGCGGCGATCCCGGCTTTGATATGCCTTCGCCGTCACCTACATTGGTCGGTGGCTTGATCCCGCCGCCGCCAACAATGGGGTTTGACACCTGTGGCGGGTGCGTCGGATTGACGCTCGCCTTATCGTCTTTATCTTTGGAGTGCGTAGTCATGGGCTTCCTTGCCTTTCTCTTGGGTTTGGTTGGTTTAGGCTTAGTTTTCTTCTTAAGATTGACAGTCTTGCGTTTGACAAGCATTGTCACTCTCCTCAGACCATCCCGACAAGCCCCGT